GGACTGTAGCAAGCATTGTGAGATCTCGGATCTCTGCAAGAAGCAGGGACGGTTGAAAACATGATGCTGCCCCCACCAATCGACGCTCCGATCCCGGCACAGGTCGTGCAGCAGGACAAGTACGACGCTCGGGCCTTCAAGCGCCTGCTTGACAAGTCATCTAAGTTACAGGAGATCAGCAAGTGGGAGAAGGCTGAGGGGTTCGAGTGGGAGAGGGCGATGCAAGACATTTATGCCGGCCTCTACAAGCCACGCCCGAAGCGGATCGAGGAGGTGCCCGACAACCTGGAGTTCCAACGAGCAGTGATGGATGAGGCTGAGAAGCTTGCGGACTGGCACGAGCTACGCAAACGTACGATGCTGGACGAGTTCGCGTCAGCGATAGGAACTACTGGCGCTGGCGAGAAGATCCGCGAGGCGATCCCACCGGAGATTGAGAAGGAGGCCAAGAAGGTACAAGACGAGAGCAGCAAGCAGAACGCCTGCAAGGAAATGCTCAAGGAGATGCACGATGCTCGGCAGGCCGGTGGGGGCAGTGCCGGTCAGACCGAGGAGCAGAAGAAGCAGCGCGGCGACGCAATCAACAAGGCGCGTGAGGCACGGAGGGAAAAGAAGAAGGCCAAGCAGACCCTTCAAGAGATGATGCAGAAAAAGAAGGGTGAGATCAGGCAGGCGGTACGCGGTGCGTGCCAAGAGGCCAAGAAGGAGATCGAGCGGGCGGATTCATTCTGCGACGGCTTCATGTCCGAGCCGGGGTCCATGCGTGAGATATCGTTGAAGGACAAGCTAGAGGTAATGCAGAAGATTCAATTCAACGATATGCTCAGGCAGATCGCGGAGAAGGCGGGGAGGTTCACCCGCATAGCACTGCACACCCAGGAGACCAAGACGAAGCATGCGGTGGAGGAGGTCGTAGACATCGAGCGAGGGAGCGACCTGGGACGGGTACTGCCCAGCGAGCTGATGCTCCTCAGCGACCCAGAACTCGAGACGCAGTTCATGCGCAAGTTCTGCGACGGGGAGCTGCTGCAGTACAAGCTAGATGGAATGGAGAAGGAGGGACGCGGGCCGTTGGTGGTGTGCGTTGACAACAGTGGGAGCATGAGCGGGGACCGTATCGTGTGGGCGAAGGCGTTTGCGCTAGGGCTCCTCACGATTGCAAAGAAGCAGCGGAGGACGTTCGCAATCGTAAACTTTTCCGACAGCCGGTCGGTGAATTCATACAAGTTTGACCCGACCAACTACGGGGAGCTGCTTGACGGACTGCTGGAGTTCCAGGGAGGGGGCGGCACCGACTTCCAAGCAGCGCTCAACAGAGCGTTGAAGATCATCCGCGAAGATGCGAAGATGAACAAGGCGGACATCGTATTCGTCACAGACGGCCAGTGCTCGGTGGACGCAAGCTTCCTGAAGAAGTACCACCAGAGCAAGACGGAGCTGGCGTTCAAATGCATCTCGGTTCAGATCGACGAAGGAGGGTACAGTTACGGGTACGGTGGCAAGAGCACGTTGGAGCAGTTCAGCGATACTGTAGTGAACCTGAATGACGTCCTCAAGGACGACAAGGTTCTCGAGTCGGTATACTCGTTGTGAGAGGAAGATTGGGATGACAACAAAACAACCGGCACAACTGGGGCAGGTGATTTGGTGGACGCTCAAGAACGTACGCGTCTCGGTGACAGATCTGCGGAGGCACCTCGCAGCATGTGGACTACCGGAGAAGTACGCTCGAGAGCCTCGCTCCCGGAATGCGTTCATTCGTGCAGCGAGGGCGATGGAAGAGGACAGAATCATGCGCCGCGTCAGTGAGAGCAAGGAGACGGTGGTGTACCAATTCACCAGCGAGTTCCTGAGCAAGAGCAAACTCCAGTACGCATACGAAGCGCAGATCAGCCTCGACAAGAAGAGCGGGTTGATTAGTACCGACAACCCGAAGATCAAAGCGAAGCTCCAGGAGCTCTACGCAATCTCGTGCAATATGCTTCGGACCAAAGACATCCGGAACATCGTCAAGCGGGTGTTCAAGAACGAGGCTGAAGACCTGCTGCCCCTCAGGCGCAACGGAGCGGTGTACTTCGTTCCCAGAAAATGGGAAGCCGTGGTCGACAAGGTGCAAGCGTTCCTGGCAAAGGTAGGGGTGCCGCTCGAGACGTTGGTGGTCCCCAACCAGACGGAAGCCCGAGGAACGGTTCACCGCGCATTTGAAGCTGAAGCCTTGACGGTTCTCGACGATCTCGAAGCCGAGGTCAAAGAGATGATCAAGGAGGGAGGGGAGAAGCGGTCGCTGAAGGTGCGGATGGGTCGCGTTAAGAAACTGAAGGACCGCGGAACGATCTACCACGAGATGACCAGGCTGTTGTCGAAGCAGATGGACGGCAGGCTGTTCCGGTTGGAAAAGCAACTGAAAAAGGCACTGGCATCCACGTAGAAACTTGTTGAAGAAAGTTCTTGACGACCTTAAGCAGCGACGTACAATCTCGCTAGACGAAATGACAGGAGGAACAAATGGCACGCCGGATTGACACACAGCGCAAAGCCAAGAAGAAGGTGCGCAAGGTCAAACCGCAGGTCAAGAAGATCCGGAAGCTTAAGAAGATCAAGAAGATCAAACGGGTGAAGAGGGTGGTGTACGCCAAGCCACCCTCCCTCCCACCCGGATCTGTTGAGAGTGTGGTAGTGGCAAGCGCCATCACCGATTCCATGGCGGAGGACACTAGGGTAAAGCTGTTCGGGGCTCGCGGGCAGATTGGGCAGCATCAAGAGACGCGCAGCGAAGAGACCATGCTGGCAAGCAAGGCGCTGTGGACGTTCAACAACAGCTACTGGTATTACTGTACACAGGTGAAGAAGGGTGACAGGGCTCTTCGGGTGTACCTCGACGAATGTTATCGCCTGGTGTTCAATCAACGCCCGCCAGGCAATGCGCACCCGCGGATGACTGCTCTGCACACGCAAATGGATTTGGAGAGGAGGATGTACCACCACGCTGGTACAGTTCCATCGCACGAGTGGCTGACGAACTACGCCGCAGCGAAAGAGTTCTCAAGTGAAAAGTTAGTCGGTACCTTGGGTGAGATCATTCGTCTCCGCTTGTCAGTGGAGAAGGAAGAACGTCAGAAGAATAGTGCAGTCCTAAGAAAAGTCTTTGGACAGAGAAAAGGAGAGAAGGACATGGCTACCAAGAAGGCGAAGGCAGTGAAAGCAGTGAAGGCAGTGAAGGCAGTGAAGAAGGCCCACACGAGCAAGGGGCGCATCTCGATCTTCGAGCAGCCGGTTACCGCAGTACTGCGGGCGATGGGTCGGGACGGCATGAGCAAGGAAGCAGCGCGGGCGTACATGGACAGCAAGAAGGTCCCCGTCAAGGATGCCACCATCGCAATCGGAATCCTGAAGGGGAAGGCCGGGAAAAAGTGGTGCGCGAAATTGACGGGCGCACAGAAGGCCGAGATCAAAGCGTTCGCCAAGAAGTACGAAGAGAAGAACCCGCCCAAGGCCAAGGCAACGAAGAAGGCCAAGGCCGTGAAGAAGACCACGAAGAAGATCACCAAGAAGGTCAAGCCCATCAAAAAGGTTGCGGCCAAGAAGGTCGTCAAGAAGATAGTCAAGAAGGCGCCGCCGAAGAAGAAGCTCGTCAAGAAGGTAACCAAATAAGGCGCGCGGTGCGCCGCGGAGCAGGGCGGGTTCGATTCCCGCTCGCTGGCCGAGGGCTGGTGTGAAGGGGAGGCCGGGTCGGAACCGGCGAACAGTCTCTGGGAGACAAATGGCTCGGGTGGCCCGCCCGTCAACGCATCGGCGGAATCCGATGCAGGGGCACACCCCGTTAGGAGGATGACCATGAGCACGCAAGCAGAGGCGAATGCAGTGCGCATTCGATGCCCCGGCTGCAAGGCGCAGTTGGGGTTCTTCGAGATTCATAAAGGACCGTACCTGCCTGACAGGGCTACCTGCCCGGTGTGTGGTCGGGACTGGTTCGTCAACGTACTGCAGGGGTCAATCCAATCCTGGAACGGATCGCTGTTCATTCATGTAGCCGAATCGGTATACGGACACGGAGGATAGAATGCCCGTACTCAAAAAGATCAAGGCCAAGAAAGACAAGCTCAAGATCGAGATGGTACCTGTCAAGACAATCAAGCCACACCCGAAGAACGCAAGGCTGCACGACGAGCGGAACATCTCAGCCATCTCCAAGAGCCTCGAGACGTTCGGCCAGAGGACGCCTATCGTGGTGGGCAAGAACAACCGAGTGCTCAAAGGGTGCGGAACGTTGCAAGCTGCGCGGGGTCTGAAGTGGAAGGACATCCAGATCGTACGCTGCCTGAACCTCACGACGGAACAAGAGCTGGCGTACGCGCTGGCTGACAACAAGACCAGTGACACCAGCGAGTTTGATTTTCAAACGGTGTCGGAGCTGATCAAGTTTCTTGACGGGAAGGAGTTTGATCTCGAGGCGACGGGCTTTGCGGACTTCGAGCGGGAACCGTTGATGCAAGCGAAGTGGTCACCGGACACGGTGGGGAAGCTGCCGACATCCGAGGAGTCTGGCGAGACAGGCAAGTCCATACGGTTCCTTCCAGAGCAGTGGGCACGCCTGGCGCAGTGCTGCGAGGATGGGGAGAAGCTTGGGTTGATCACCCACGGCGATGGCTTCGAGGAGGCCGCAGTAAAGTTGGCGGAGTGTGCTGTGGGCCGCAAGAGGAAGAAGACCCCTCCGCAGAGGAAGAAGAGGTGAAGGCAATCGACGGGGCGCCGACCATATACCTGGCCCACGCGCCTACGGCGCAAGGTAAGAACTGCCTGGCAGGGCTGCGCGGAGTGAAGAGGATCCCGCAGAGCAGCGCTCCGGTGATCCTGATGTCCTTTGTCTACCTCAAGAGCTTCCTGTCATACCGCAAGAGGCACGACTATGTTTTGAGGGGATGGGTGTTGGACAGCGGGGCGTTCAGCGCGTTCAACATCGGCAAGACGATTGACATTGACGAGTACATCGACACATGCAAGTTCCTGATGGCGAACGATCCCGAGCTAATCGAAATCTACGCGCTGGATGTTATCGGTGGACGGGGTACGGGAGTCAGGCACAAGGAGGGGGCTAGGCTGACGTTGAAGAACACCGAGAAGATGTGGAAGGCCGGCGTCCCTGCAATCCCCACCTACCACATCGGAGAGCCCGAGAGCGCATTGATCAACCTGGCCAAGAACTATGACAAGATCGGACTGGGGGGGATGAAGCTGTTGCCCGGCAAGAAGAAAATCGAATGGGCCGCACAAGTCTTCGCCAGGGTGTGGCCGCAAAAGATTCACGGGTTCGGGTCGTCGCAGGAGGAAGTCCTGATGGCCCTGCCCTTCCACTCCGTCGATTCGACCACGTGGGAACTACGCCCGAGCAAGTTTGGTCGCTGGCCCAGCTTCAATGACGCGGAGTTCCATATCACTGGTGGGGGTAACAACATCCGTTCGGAGCTTGAGCACTTCAGGAAGATTGAAGCTGCGGCAAGACGCAGGTGGGAGACTGCAATGCAGGAGCTCCCGGGCGCGGTGAAGAAGCGTGTACCGATACGCAAGGCACCTAAGAAGATTCGGAGGATGAAGAAATGAAGAGAGCAGTCGTTCAATTGAGTGGTGGGATGGATAGCAGCGCGGCCCTTCTGATGGCGTTGGAGAAATACGACGAAGTCTTCGCCGTGTTCTTTGACTACGGGCAACCGTACCTGGAGCAGGAGTTGCGGGCGGTAAGCTACATGCACCACCTGGTTACCGACAACCCGAAGTATCAGGGAGTGCGCAGGATCAGTACAGGGATGTCCCTGCAAGGTACCGGTAACGTAAAGGACTACTACGTTCCTCTCCGCAACATGGTCTTCGCCGCGCTCTCCGCAAACTACGCAACGGCGATGGACTGTGACTGGGTGGTGGTGGGGAGCAAGGAGTCGGACGTGTTCAAAGACTGCCGACGCGAGTTCTTCAACAAGATCGAAGCCGTCACACACCACGCCGCAGAGGATGGGGCTCCGAGAATCAAGTTCAATATGATTCTTCACCACGGATACGGCGGCTCCCCGTGGACACGTGCTGAGTTGATCTCGTACCTGCTCACGCAAGACGTCAACATTCACGAGCTATGGTCGTGCTACAACGGTCGCAGCAACTACCGGTGTGGGGAGTGCCTGCACTGCATTCAGATCACCGAGGCTTGCAAAGAGGTCGGAGTGGTTGCTCCGAAGACAGTGGGCGAGGTGGCAGATGCCCATGTCTAAATGGACGGTGACGAAACGCATCGAGGTATCCGGGTCCCACCACCTGACGCTCCCGTACCCGAGCAAGTGCGCAGCGGTGCACGGGCACAACTGGATCATCACTGTGACCTGTGAAGCAAACCATTTAAACGTGAGCGGGATGGTAATGGACTTCGCAGAGATCAAGGAAGTAGTGATGCAGCTTGACCACGACGACATCAACCAGGTGCTGGAGGTTGATCTAGGCACAGCCCTCAACCCCACCGCCGAGAACATCGCCAAGTGGATCGCCGACAAGCTTGGCCCGAGATGCAAGCGAGTGGAGGTGCAGGAGAGTGAGGGGAACGTGGCGGAGTACACGAGATGATATACCCGGTGAACGAAGTCTTCTATTCCGTGCAAGGGGAAGGGTACTGGACCGGGCGTCCGGCAGTGTTCATTCGCCTGGCGGGGTGCAATCGTTCATGCTCGTGGTGCGATACGGATTACAGTGAGAAGGTATCATATACGGAGAACGCCCTGCTGGAGCAATGCTACGACCTGTGGCCGACGAAGTCCGCAGCCGAGCTAGGGGAGCCAATGGTTGTGCTCACCGGTGGGGAGCCGACGATCCACGACCTCGCTCCGCTGTGCAAACTACTGACGAGGAACAAATGGTACGTGGCGTTAGAAACAAACGGGACTCGCCTCGACACCATACCCACCAACGTCGTAAGCTGGATAACGGTCAGCCCCAAGGAGCCCCACAGCACCGGGTACTACTGGGGCAACGAGATCAAGGTAGTGCTTGCTCCAGGGGTGGACCCCGCAAAGATTCTGGGGAGCGGGGCGTTTCAGCACCAATGGATTCAACCGTGTAGCGAAAACTTTGCCCCGGCGTTGCAGTACGTGAAGGAGAACCCGACATGGCGACTGAGTGTTCAGATCCAAAAAATAATATCTACCCGATGACCTGGGAGGAGGTGCACGAGAGAGGGTGTAGGGCGACCCCAACGAGCGGTAGGCCGTACGGGGTTCCACGTGGTGGGACAATCGTTGCGGCGATGTGCAAGGAGATGCCGGTGGAGGACCCGTCGGAGGCAGACTTCTTCGTGGACGACATCATCGATAGCGGGCTTACCCGTGCCCGGTACGCGGAAGAGTTCCCTGGCACACCCTTCTACGCGCTCGTCAACAAGCAGGATTCGCAGCAGGACGCGGCGCTTCCTTGGGTGCACTTCCCGTGGGACGATGAGGAGGGGGTACGCGGACCTACTGACGCGGTAGTCCGAATCCTCGAGTACATCGGGGAGGACCCATTGCGGGACGGGCTACAGCGTACGCCTCAGCGCGTGCTGAAGGCATTGGACGAAATGTGCGCCGGGTACACGCAGGACCCGCGCGAGATCCTGTCAACAGTCTTCGACATCGACACCAAGGAGATGGTCATCCTGCACGGCATTCACTTCACCTCGCTGTGCGAACATCATATCCTACCGTTTGCCGGGGAGGTGTCGGTGGGGTATCTTCCAAACGAGAAGGTGGTGGGGCTGAGCAAGCTGGCACGGGTGGTGCAAACGTTTGCGAAGCGGTTGCAGGTGCAGGAAAGAATGACCAGTCAGATAGCCAACGCAATCGAAGACGCACTGAAGCCGCAAGGTGTGGGCGTTGTCGTTAGGGCCCATCACCAGTGCATGGGATGCCGTGGTGTACGGCAGCCCGAGGCTGAGATGGTAACAAGCTGCATGCTGGGGGCCATGCGTACAACGGCGCAGGTCCGTGCTGAGTTCTTGTCACTGGTGAGCTAGGACGTGAGACCGCTACGCTCTAACCAGGTCGAAGCGTTCAAGTATTCGCTTCGCGAGCAGCACCCCGCGCTCTTCATGGAGATGCGCCTGGGGAAGTCGTTGGTAGTCATCCGACGCTGCAACTTGTACAAGCCGCGGGATGCCAAGCGCGGACTTCGTGTGCTGGTGATTGCGCCGGGGTCCGCGTTGGGGTCATGGTGGGAAGAGCTGACGTTGCCTGACAAGGAGGGGGTAGACGAGAACGAGGTCGTGTGGTTGCAGGGGAAGAGGGCTGAGCGCGTGGCTGCTTTGCAGCGCAACGATGCCACGTGGTACCTGCTCAACCGTGAAGGCTTTCAGATCTTGCCTGAGATCGCAGGCATGACCTATTGCGACAGCTGTGCGGGGAAGGGGTACACGCTAACAAAAGAATTGGAGGTAGGCGACCGTGTCTCGTTCAAAGAGCCAGACGAGGAAGCACCGGCAGAGGAGAAAACTAAGAAGGGAAAAAAGAGAAAGGGCAAAAAACTCAAGGGCGTCCTTGTATCCATCGAAAACGTTGGTGGCGTTGATGAATGCTACAAGGTTGCTGTCGATAGCGGCGAAGACGTCGAGTGTGAGTATGAAGGAGATGGCAGCTGTGTTCAACAGCTGGAACGGGAGTCTTGCTCGGGATGTAGAGGTAGCGGTCGTGTTAAACTTCCGGATCCTCCAATCGGATGGGACGTCGTCGTCATTGACGAATCCCCTTTCATCAAAACCCCCGCGGCATTGGTTACGAAGTTCGCCACCAAGAACTTCAGGGAAGTCCCGCATCGTTGGATACTCGCGGGGAGACCAAATCCTGAAAACGACCTTGAGTACTTTTCGCAGTTCCAGTTCCTAGACGGGAGCTTCTGCGGATCGCTTAACTACTACGAGCATCGAGGAAGATTTTACAAGCCGGGGTGGGATGGGTACGGATGGGAGCCGAAGAAGGGAACGGATGACCTGATCAGTGCAGCGGTGGGGTCGCGAGCGTTCATCCAACGACGTAAGGACGTCGGGATGGAGAAGGAGAAGATCCTGATCAACCGTTGGCTGAAGATGCCTGTGAAGTTGCGCAAGGCGTACGACCAATTGGAACAGGACTTCGTGTTGCAGTTCGATGGGATGCAGGAGCGGAGCACGATATGGAGGACGACGCAGTACGTATGGCTGCGGCAGATGTGCGGTGGGTGGTTGGGGAAAGAGCAATGCGTGTGGGACGGGAAGGTACGTGTGCTGAGCGAGCTGCTGGAAGGAGAGCTGAAGGGTGAGCAGGTCGTCGTGTGGTACAACTTCAATAACGAGATCACGGCTTCGTCGGAACTACTGCTGCGTAAGCATATCACCTGCGCAACGATGACCGGGAAGACGAAGAAGCCTGAGCGCGAGAGACGTCGCCGCGAGTTCCAGAAGGGGAACATCCAAGTGCTGCTCATTCAACAGGCAGTGGCGCAGATGGGAATGGACCTGTCGGCTGCTGACACTGCAATTTACTTCTCGGAGCCCACGGGCTTCCTGGCGAGAACACAAACAGAGGACCGCATCCTGAGCGTAGCGAAGGACACGCCTCTGCTATTCATACACCTACTGGTGAAGAACAGCGTGGACGTAGATGTTAGAAACGCATTGGCCGCAAAGGAACACCGGAACGACTTGTCGTTGAACAACGCTTTGAAGGTTGCGATGCGTTTACGGTGGGGAGGAGAGCATGGATCATAAGAAGAGTACGATGTACCCGAAGCGAGGCAAGCGGAGGAGCGTGCTGTACGAGCGCGTGCTGTACATCGACCCAGGATTGGAGGGAACCGGCTGGGCGTTCTATAAAACGATCAACACCAAGGAACGTGCAGGTCAATACGTCAAGCCCGTGGAGTCTGGCGTTGTGCGCCCAAGCGACAACCTGCAATGGCAGGGGAAGGTGGAGGCGCTGTGTACGTGGCTGAGAGGTACATGCGCAATCTATTCCCCGAAGGTCGTAGTGATTGAATACCCGGAGACGTGGGCGGGGAGTGCGAAGAGCATGGCGAGCACCAGCAGCGGGGCGTTGGGCAAGCTTATGTATCTCGTCGGCGGGCTGGGCGAGGTGGCCAGACGCGCCGGAGCAAATCAACCGGTACTGGTTACCCCGAAGGAATGGAAGGGCCAGCTTCCCAAGGAGGTGGTCATCAAGCGCCTGGAGAAACGTTGCGGGATCGTCAAGGTCCGGAACCATGAAGGGGACGCGTTGGGCATGGGCCTTGCGGCACAGGGGGGCTTGTGACGAGCAAGGGGAGGTGCAGGGGTGCGCAGGGGGCAGATGTGGAGCCTTGCGTCGTAAAGGGCTCCCGTGGGGGGTCACCCCGATTGCAGGGGGATACAGGGGGTACGCCAAACGGGGTACAGGGGGTACGCAATGACGTTTCCCGCCTCGTGCGTCAAGGGGACGGGGGGTCGCGCCTCACAGAGCACCTATGCTTATGTGACGTAATTACGTGGCTTACGCTCGTGTGCCCATGCGTAAGCCCTTGAACGTGCGGAGGTTAGGCATGCGCAAGCTGAGGGGTAAACGGGGTCCCACGACAGGGGGGAGCGACGTGGGGTCAGGATGCAGGGGGTGCGGGCTTGCGGGGACCCGTAAACGTGAGGTGATCGGACGGGGGGTCATGCCCGCCGACTTGCTTTTCGTCGGGGAGGGTCCGGGGAGGAGCGAGGATATGCTGGGCAAAGCATTCGTCGGTCCGAGCGGTCGCCTTCTCGACAACGCGATGGAGGTGGCACGCAAGCTGTCAGGCCGAAAGCGTATGCCTACCTTCTACATCTCCAACGTAGTGCGTTGTCGCCCATGCGATTCAAAGGACGGCCCCAATCGTCAACCGACAGGGGAGGAAGCATGGGCGTGTCGCCCAAACCTCGAAAAGATCTACGTGGAGACACACCCCCAACGTGTGATCCTGTTGGGGAAGATCCCCGAGAAGTATTGCCTGCCCATGTGGCCTGGAGCTGCATGCCTCAGGCACCCGGCGTACTTGTTGCGGCTGGGTGGGAGGGAGAGTACAGAGTTCCGTACGTTCGTCCGTGGGCTGGCGCATGTGTTCGAGAGCTTGAAGAGGGTTAGAAAAATTGGGAGGTCGTGATGGCGAAGGTGGACGTTGTAAAGATGAAGCTGTTGAGTATCGTGAAGGCTGCACGTAGCGACGCCCTTGAGCGAGCGGAGAGCTTGTTCAGAGGTTGCACACAGGAACAGCTGGATGGCAAGCACGGCGCCAGTACTAAAACGAGGCGTGAGATTTTGGAGGGGTATCGCAAAGAGCGGGAGGAGTGGAAAGCCGTGTACGAGTTTGTGAAGAGTTTGTGAAGAGCTTGTGAAGAGTAGGAGGTCGTGATGGCGAAGGTGAAGCGCGTGCTCAAACCGAAGAAGCTGGCGAGCAGGAAGGGAAAGCTCAGGCGATTGAATGCGCCGATGAAGGAGGCGGTGACGAAGCTCAGACACATACAGCCTACCCAGCGTCCGTATGTTATCGAAGATGGTGTTACGCAGAGTCTGCTTGCAGCATGGACGGACTGCCGCACACGTGCCAAGCTCATGTTGGACTTCTGGGAACCGGTGCAAGGGAAGGAGGCGTTGTACTTCGGGTCGTTGTTCCACTGGCTGCTGGAGCAAGGGTACACTGCGTTGAGTATGGGCAAAGTGTTGCCGGCGTTCGGTGCGGTGATCAAAAAGTGGAAGAGGGAGAACCAAAGCAGGCTGCTCGCGCTGGCCACCAACCTCGAATCCATCGAGGCTATGTTCGCAACAGCCCAGGCGCTCTACGGTCCCTACTTCGAATACTGGGCCAAGGATGACAAGCGACGCAAGTGGGTGGGGCTGGAGAAGCAGTTTGATGTGCAGTGGGAAGGGTACCGGCTGCGGGGTATGCGGGATGCAGTGTTTGAGCAGAAGAAGAATGAGCTGTGGCTGCTCGAGACCAAGACCGCTGGACAGATCAGCACCAACATGCCTGAGGAACTGAAGATCAATTTTCAGAACAAGTATTACGTCACCGCAACGGAGGCCGAGGCCAAGAAGACAGTCAAGGGCGTGCTATACAACCTGGTACGGAAGCCGGGGCTGAAGCAGGGAAAGACTGAAGACGTGCGGGGGTTCCGGGCAAGGGTGCAAGCCGACATCGAGGCGAGACCGGAGTGGTACTTCCAACGCTTCGAAGTATCGTACCCGAAGAAGGTGATGATTCGTTTTCGTAAGGAGCTCCTGTCGAAGCTGCAGGAGTTTGACAGTTGGGTGCGGGGAGACGGGGCTACGTACATGAATGAAGGTGCCTGCGTGAAGAAATGGAAGTGCCGCTTCATGCAGGCGTGTGCCAGTGACAGCATGGTGGGGTACACCCAGACCAGTGAGTTGTTTGGCGAGCTAGGAGGACGGTAATGGCGGTGAAGAAAGTTGTGCGTAAGGTTGGGAAGCCATCAAGGAAGGAGAAGTACAGGCGTAAGGAAGCAGTAGTGCGGAGGCGGAGCAAGATGTTAGCTGATGTGTCAGGGCTGACGTTACCAGATGCACCGAAGGAGGCGGACACCGACTTCGGCAACTACCTGACGTTGATCTACGGCCGGCCTGGTATGGGGAAGAGTACGTTCGCCTCGACGTACCCCGACGCCTGCTTCTTCTCTTGCGAGAGAATCTCAAAGGCGTTGGAGGTCTTCGATCTCAACGAAGCGAAAGGAGGGGTGACGGATTGGGGTGTGTTCCGCAAGGGAGTAGAGCTGCTCGAGGACAACCCGGACAAGTTCAGAACGGTGGTGGTGGATACGATTGATGCCGCCTACCAGCAGTGCCTGGAGTGGGTGTGCAAGAAAAAGAAAATAGAGCACCCGCAGGACGACGGGTACGGCAAGGGGTGGAACGCGGTGTGGACCGAGTTCAACGGAATGCTGGACCGTATCATTGCAACAGGAAGGGGGCTGGTGCTTACCTCGCATTCCAAGGAGATTGAGATCACGGCACACAGCGGGGATACATACACCCGCATCCAGCCCAGCATGTCGGGGCAGGCGTACAAGGCGGTGAAGGCGAAATCAGACTTCGTGCTCTACGCTGAGTTCATCAAGGACAACAGCGGGAAGTCCAGACGCGTACTCATTACGGAGGGGGATGAAGTTGTAGATGCGAAGAGCCCGGAGCTCGACACCCCCATCCCGATGTACCTACCGTTCCCGAAGAAGGGTGGGTTCGATCTTGTCAATCGTGCGTTCCTTGGTGAGGACGTTGGTATTCCTATGGAGACGGTCAAGCCAGCGAAGGCAACGAGCAAGGCCGGCACGGATTTCATAAAGAAGGGACAGGCACGTGCTGCGGCGAAGAAAGTTGCAAGGAGAAACGTCAAGAAAGGGGGACCGAAGAAAGTCAGGAGGGCGTAGCAAGCGATCAACTGTGTACCATCGGTTTTAACCTACGGCGACAACTACAACCAGGAGGATGAAGTGGGAGAGTTCAAGAAGCGGTTGAACGGCATGCAGAAGGCGTGGGCGACTGGCAAGGATTCGGCTCCGGGAGTCCCGGGAGCTTCGTACACCATGCAACTCCAGAGCGCGAAGGTGCGCGAATCGAAGAGCAGCAAGAAGCTGATGATCGTTCGGGAGCACCTGGTGGTGGAAGGGGAGTACCAGGGTGAGGTCGTCCGCGATAACATGATGCTCGAAACCGACAAGGGGCCGTTCTACGCAGCGAAGTGGATCCGCCAGATGGGTTACGATGTGCCGGACGATATGTCCGACCTGGAAGAGGTCCTGTCGGCCATGAGCGATGCCAACCCGATCTACTCGGCCGAGGTTACGAAGAGCGGGGACTTCACCAACGCCAACGTGGACGAACTGCTCCAGGAGGAAGCCGAGATGACCACCACCGCTGACGATGCGGGCGAGGGTGCAGAACCGACCGCCGAGGCCGCCGAAGGTGCCGAAGGTGCTGAGGAAGGCTGGAGTGTTGGGGACGTAGCGTCGTTCTCGGACGACGACGGCAACGAGTACGCCGGCCAGATCACCCAGATCGACGAAGGTGAGGAAGAGGCACACGTGGATGTGGACGGCGAGGTGTATGCCGTGCCCCTGTCAGAGTTGTCGGCCGAGGAAGAGGATGCAGAGCTGGTAGGCCTGTTGGCCTTTGCTTCGGCTCAGGGAGTGGAGAGCGTCACCGACGAGATGGGCAAGGAAGCAGTGATCGAAGCTCTCAACGAGTACGAGTGGAAGGAAGCTGAGATCACCGCAGATGAAGCCGCACTCCTCACAGCCACGGGCGTCGAGTTCGTAGCGAAGCCCGCAGCGAAGAAGGTCATCAAGAAGGCCACGAAGAAGGCAGCGAAGAAAACCACGAAGACCGTTGCGAAGAAGACCACGAAGAAGGTCGTCAAGAAGGGCGGCAAGAGGAAGTAGTTAGTGGGGCGGGGGAGTCCGTAAGGGCTCCCCCACTACTAAGGACGGGTGAGAGAATGTCAATTGTACAATCAAAGACGGCTGTTGATAACATAGGCTTCGGAGAGTTCATCAACGGACTGAAGGCCTCGGTGGAAACTCAGACAGAGAAGACGGAAGAGTTGGACCCACTGCTCAAGCCAGACGTTGGGGAGGTGGAGCAGGTGTTGGTAGCAACCGAATCCTACCAGCAGATGTTTCGGGAACACGATGCGGTGTATCTGGTTTCAATGGTAGCCACACACAAAGTACAGGAACCGCGGGTGCATGTTATCAAGCTGGGGAAGGGCGGTGCCTTTGAAGTAAAGGAGCAAGGATGCTCCACGGAGATTCAAGCATCTGGACTTCGGGACAAGGAGTGGGTGGGGCGGGTAGCCCATTGGCTTGCCAAGTCACCCTTGTACATTGCGCAGGTAGTGCGCATGATGAATTTTCTGGTGAAGGAAAACCAGGTGTTGAGGGAAATGGTGAAGGAGGCCGAGCGTGGCAACCAAGCTGAGTAGGTCCAAGCAGCGGATACTTGCACACATCAAACGCTTCGGCCCGTGCGGAGCGCGAGTGATTGCGCAGGTGTTCAGGTTGCGCACCAGTGCAATCAGTCATCAACTCTGGGAGCTGCATGTTATGGGAGAGGTGCAGCGTGAGAAGGTTGAAGGCAGATTTGAATATCACGTAAAGGAGGAGCCGAAGAATGGCAATGCAGTTCAGGACTATTAGGAATGCGAGGGACAGCGAAGAGCTGGCCATTCGCAAGATGTGCGCGGAGTTCGCGAGGTGCGTCGAAAGACGCATGGTGTCAAAGCTTCATGCAGGACAAGCCGGATGGGATTCTATGACAGCCTACACCAGTAGAGCCGCTGAAGAGGATCTGGCGACGGCGGCAGACTTCGAGAAGTGGGTGGACGTCGCGGTGTACGCAATGATCCTCGACAACCGTGTACCACAGATGGTGTTCAAGAGCGCGGAGGAAGAGACATGCCAGTCCGAAAACTGCGAGGAGTTAAACCCAGCTCAGGGAAAAGAATTGTGCGGAGGGTCGAGCGCAGGCTCATAGACACAGAGAACAATACCGATGCCATGGTGTGGGGCGCGCAAACGAAAAGCAAGTGGGAGGTCGCAAGAGTTACGGGGACCCCCAAGCTTTCCAACCCCAGGCTCAAAGCATACAGCCTCAACTTCATTTGCTCGCACTGCGGGAAGAAGAACGAGCACTTCGTGATACAGCGCAACGTTCCAGGCCGCTCGCACATTTGGGGCTACTACTGCATGCTCACCAAGAAGTTCGGGTGGGTGAACATGGACGTCAAGAAGAGCTACCCTTGCGAGACGGATGCGTTGGCGGCTGGCGGAGGTGGAGCAATCAAGAAGATCAAGAGGGTGCGCAAGATACGACGGGTGACGAGATGAAGGTAGAGATAAAACAAGAACACGAGCACATACACTTTCTTCCGCGTGGTCCGGTGATGAAGATGCTGCGCGACAAGCACGACGAAAGCATGGCTAGCTTGTATACCGAACCGTGTACCATTCTTACACACAAAACAATCGTAGTGCTTTGCAGCGACGACCACGAAATTTTTTGTGTGATGACCACTGAGAAGGAAACTAAGGCGCACTCAACCTACTTTGACGATGCCAATGGGCTCGGCGCAAACCACTGGGCAGTGTTTGACGATGGTGGCAAGAAGCTGCTCTACATTGACGGGGATACTGTTGAACAGCGGGCGAGCGAAGACTGGGAGAAGACAATAGCTGAGGCGCACCTCCAAAACGAGGGCGACGAGGTAAAGGTAGCCGTTATGGAGATGTTCTGATGGAGCATGCCATACAGGCAGCGCACCTGTCGTGGGAAGCGCACACAAGCCGGGAGCGGTCGGCGTACTTGTTGCGCATGCTCGTCGCTGACAGGATGGGTGTGCGTGAAGGCGAGTGGGATTCACTCCTCTACCACATGATCCTGATAGCGGACGAAGGGCAAGCGGAGCTGCTGTTCGCAGCGTGGCCGATGGAATGCTGTGCAGCAATGGAGGCGGTGTTCAACACAGACGAAAGCGTGGCACTGATAAATACAACCGCTCAAGCCGGAGCACTGGCAGCAATGATGAGTGGGCTGGGGGGCATCGGTGGGTGACCTGTGGGAGGCTAGCGTAGACAAAGCCAAAAAGAAGATGACTGGGTTACATAAGATAAGCAATATCCGCAAGGTCCGCAAGTTGAGTAAGGTTTGTACGGCCTGCGGAGGATCCGGGTGGGTTGTGCGTAGCTGGCAAGTCAATCAGATTGGTTCTAGCTATGACATAACATCATCCTTCTCTCCGACGGCCAACGTGGTTTGCTCTCCGCTGAGCATGGAGGTGGAGGGCACGCTAGAATTGGTTTCCTGTGGTTGCGGGGCGCCGTCCAAGCATTTTATCTGCGGAGCCGCTGGGCCAGACTTTGCACCAGGAGAGCACAAGGCTACCCCGGCGGCCAACGTGCTTGAGGAGATTCGTTCGCTGTCTGGTATCTGGGAGGAGGGGACCGAGGAGGAGGTTCTGGAGAAGATACATTTCTTGGTGAGCAAGAGAGGGCTGCACAGGACCCCAGCGTTTACCGGGTCGGTGGGGACGGGGGACGGTGGTGGCGATGGCTAAAGACATTAGTTATGACACGGAGACCACCGGACTGTATCTGCACGGTCCGCACGAAATGTTTTCGTACTCCACGTGTGGGTGGGATGGCGAGATTGACATCTGCCGTCTTGACGGGAGCAAGAAACGACAGGTAGCCAACAACAGTAAGCTGGATGAGATGTTTACGTGGAAGCCGCAATTTAGCTCGCCGGTGGTGATGCATAATAGCAAGTTCGATCTGACGGCCACAGAGAAGCATCTCGGTAGGCACGTGGCTGAGGACGTCGAGTTTCACGATACATACATGCAGTCGCACATTCTGCAGAGCAATCACCCAAGCCATCGCCTCAAAGACCTGGCGTGGGAGCTTGCGGGCATCCCCAAGGACGATGAGAGCGCGGTGAAGTCATTCGTGGCTGAAGGTGGGAACTACTCAAACGTTCCTGAGCAGTTGATGGATGAGTATCAGCGATGGGATGCTGAGAGGACCATGCTGCTGCACCGATTCCTGTACCCGAAGATACAAGCCAGCGCAGCGTTCAGCGAGATCTACCAGATGGAGCTGGACCTAGTCAAGACGACGATGCGGATGGAAGAGCGCGGGCTGATGCTAAACGTTCCGCGCACCGAGAAGATGATTTACAAATTGGAGCAGGACGTAGAGGGCGTGCTCGACAAGATCGAGGAGTTCGCCGGCGAGCGTGTGAACCCGAACAAAACCTCTCAGCTGGCGTGGCTGTTGTTTGACAAAGCCAAGCTACCAATCCTGGAGAGAACCGCAAAGAGCAAACAACCCAAGATGGACAAGAACGTCATCGCGCAACTGCGCGAGAGCAACCCACATGCCGTCTTGGACAACATACTTCAATTCAGGTCGTGGAGCCGCGGCAGTACCATGCTGCAATCATACCTCGACTATGCAGACGGCGAAGGGATCATCCATCCGGACATTCGGACGTGCGGGGCTAAGACGAGCAGGCAGTCGTCAAGCAGGCCCAATCTGCAGAACGTACAGAAGGAGGGGGTGCTCCTCAACCCATACCCAATCCCAGCCCGTCAATGCTTCAGGCCGCGTCCAGGGTACGTCAATTTTCACTTAGACTACTCGGGCATAGAGCTGAGGCTGCTGGTAGACTACGCCGGTGAGGATAAGCTCCGCAAGATTATAATCAACGGAGGGGATCCGCACGAACCCGCTTCGCTTGTGTTCTTCCGCGACCGCTTCAAAAATGCGCGGGGAGACCTGCGTGCCACGTTGCGCGGAGCATCGAAGAATATGAACTTCGCGATCCCATACGGAGCAGCGGCGTACAAGGTAGCGCTGGGTTTGGGGATGCCGTTTGAGATGGGCAAAGAACGGTTCGAGGACTACCGCGCGCAGTTCCCCGGACTGTGCGGATTGAACCCGCGCATGGCTGCGCTGGTACGCGAGCAGGGATACGTCGAGACGAAGTTCGGAAGGTGGCTTTGGGTTCCGCGGAACAAGTCGTACATGGGAACCAACTACTTGATCCAAGGGACGGCGGCAGGGATTCTGAAGAGAGCCCAGATCAAAGTGCACAGCTACCTCCAGAGAGCGACAAGCGGGGAGGTTCGGATGCTACTGCCAATCCATGATGAGCTGGTATTTGAATTCCCCCGCAAGAGACTTGGCGAGGCGGGTCACATATTCAGGGAGGTACGTAGGATTATGATTGACTTCCCTATGTTTGACGTACCGCTGGAGGTTGACGTACAGGTAGCGACATTCGATTGGTCGGCAAAAAAGATGTTCAACATCCTAGTGTAGCTGGAGGTGGGACGTGGTAGACGACAACAGGGTAGAAGAGATTGGTGACGGACGGCTAGTGACCATCAATGAGCTGTGCCAGCGTGTGGGAATTGAGGAGAGGGTGAGCAAAGAAGAGTCGTACCTCTCTCGGCAGGAGTTGATGCAGATCCTTGCGTGGGTGCGCAGGGCTGGAAGGTTTGATCTCAACGCCTAACGGACAGGAGTGGAGATGCAGGTCAATAGAAAGCTAAAGGGATTCGAGCAGCACGGCGTTCGGTTCCTAGGTGACAGCGACTCGCAAGGTCGCGGCATCTGTCCGTTCTGCGGTGGGAGGGACAAGTTCTTCGTCGGGATAGAGACGCTACTGTGGGATTGCAAGGCGTGCGGACGCAGCGGAAACTTTGAGCAGTTCCTGGAACAACGATCTGACCACTACCGGCAGATGTTCCGCGGGAAGGTGGTGAAGGGGCTGGGCGTTAGCCGCGGAGTCAAGCCCACCACGCTGCGTGCTTGGGGTGTCGGGTGGTCCGGCACGTTCTACTCCATCCCGGTAGTGGGGAACCTCAAACGGAAGACGACGGACGTCCGGCGATACTCGTTGGGTAAGAAGTGCTTGGCGTCTACCGGGGCACACCTGAGCTTCATTGCACCACGCGAGGTGCATGGCAGTGGCGTTGTTTGGTTGTGTGAAGGCGAGTGGGATGGGATGGCGCTGTGGGAATGCTTGGAGTGGTTGGGTATCAAGGAGGATGTGCTGTGCAGTCCTGGCGCATCCAATTTACCTAACAAGCTTCTGGAGATGTTCCGCGGGAAGGACGTGCGTGTAGTCTACGACAATGACGACCCGGGGATGCGCGGAGCGGTGAAGGTGAAGGAACGGCTGACGGGGATCGCGAAGAAGCTAAGCTTCGTGCACTGGCCAGACGGAACGCCCGACAAGTTTGATTTGCGTGACTACTACGCAGCGAACAAAAAGAGCGCGAAGAAAACGCATACCGGAATCACCGCGCTGCTCAAAGACACACCGCCCATCCCGCTCGGCATGAAGAGCGAGGAGCTTGCAAAGGTTGCGCAGGAGATAGAGCTGACAGGTGCGGGGCTGATGCCCGAGGAGGTGGCGAAGCGATTCTCCAAATGGCTTGCGATGCAGTCAACCGAATGCCTGGACGTTATGTTCGGCACGGTGCTTGCAAATCGCATGCCAGGAGACCCGTTGTGGATGTTCATCGTAGCCCCGCCTGGAGGAATGAAGACTGAGCTGCTGATGTCATTGCGCGAGGCCCCGAAGATATTTGCCACCACGACACTCACCCAGAACGCGCTGGTCAGCGGAGCGAATTTTGGTGGCGGGGACCCAAGCATGATCCCGAAGCTTGACGGAAAGGTTCTGGTAATCAAGGACTTCACCACGATCCTGTCCATGAACTCGTTGGCGAGGGATGACATCTTCGGTACGCTGCGGGATGCGTACGACGGTGAGACGCGGAAGGAATTTGGCAATGGGATCGTGCGAGACTACAAGAGCAAGTTCGGTGTGCTCGCCGGGGTGACCCCGATTATCGAAGGACTGCACGCCACGAACTCACAGCTGGGCGAGCGGTTCTTGAAGTACACGCTGCGAACCAAAGGGAAGATAGATGTGGGGCGTGAGGCGATCCGCAAGGCGTTGCGGAACATCAAGAAGAACGATCAGATGCGAAGGGAGCTGAACGAAGCGGGGGTGGAGGTGCTGAAGAGGGGGACTGCGGACAAGGACATCCCCGACGTTTCAGACGACATCCTCGAGCGTATCCTGGGGCTGGCTCAGTGGGTCGCATCGTTGCGCGGGGTTGTGAGCCGGGAGAAGTACACAGGCAACGTCAACTTCAAGCCGATGGCTGAGGTGGGTACACGATTGGCCAAGCAGCTATGTAAGCTGGCGTATGGGATCGGGGTGTACAAGAAGGAGAAGGACGTCAGCGAAGGGACATACCAAACGATAGTGACGGTAGCGCAGGATACCGCGCCGGATCGTGTGGAGGAGATCGTCAAGCAGATGTTCATACGGGAGCCGGAGGAGTACAAGAAGACAAAGGACATAGCGTCGTGGAGCAGGTTCCCGGTGGACACGGTGCGATACATTCTCCAGGACCTGGTGCTCTTGCACATCGTATCAATCAACAGGGACCAGGCAGGGGAGTGGAGACTGACACGCAAGATGCTCAAGCTTATGCTCAGCTTGAAGCTATACAAACGAGAGAGGCTTTGGAGTGGTGGGGTGTTGGAGCACGCACGGGAGATCCGCAAGGAGAAGGGCGTGAAGAAAGTGAGGAAGGTACATGGCTGACAAGAAGAGGTACAGGGTGACAGCGTTGACCGACTGCAGGGGCTCGGTATCGCAGAACATACTGCAGCGGGCGTGGTTCTGGTCGGTGTCGGGAAACGGTGCGAGGATGCAGTTCATCAAAGCATTCCCGCGATTCAACCCGAAGAAGAAGAAGGCTGATCCATACGACGAGGGCGCCCCCAAGACCTCCAGCATGCACGAGCCCGAGCTTGAGGTAGTGGAGGAGGCGGAAAAGGAGGAGCACCAGTTGGGGCTGTGCCACGTCTGCCAGGAGCCGGCGACGTATCGTGGGTCGTTCAAGACCAGAGGAGGGGCTGAGATATCCAGGGGGTACTGCAAGGAGCACTTTGAGAAGGGCGCGGGTGGAATGGGTAGAACAGTGGAAGCATTGATCAAGGCCGAGAGGAGGGTGTAGTTGTGGGACGTCGTACAGATGTAGTGAATGCAAATGCGGGTGAGACGGTTGTGGGTGTAATGCCCGAGGAGCTGCTGAAGAAGTGGTTGGAGTTTGACAATCTGATGCAGGACCTATGGGCCGTCTACAGTAGGTACAAGAAGAAGAGCAAGAGAGCCGATGCCCTTCGCACTTTGTTCTGGCAGTCGGTAGATGAAACATGGGAGCAGTGCGAGACGCACGAGTCGCGGGGCAAGGAGTTGGGCATCCGCGTGAATGACAAAGGAGAGTACGTGGTAGTGGAGTTTCCGCCCAAGCCCACCGATGGTCCCACATCTCTGGGACAGTTACTGAGCGGGCTCGGCGGTGGCGGTGGCGGGATCGTCGGACTGTTTAACATTGGTGGAGGTGGTGGGCAATGAAGACGCTTGACGGGAGGATGGAGGATGCGGCTCTTGCAATATGGAAGCATCCCAATGCAGGGAACGTTACCCTAGGCGAGGCCAGAACATTCGCCCCCGCGGCTATTGCCGCGTTCCAGAAGGGGGCGCCGGAGGTAGTGGTTGTAGCCACCAAGGGTATTTCTACAGAGCTGCGTCTTGTTTATGTTGGGGAGAGGCCCGCCCCAGGGACGTACATTCTGAACGAGAAGGTGCAGGTGCCTTTGTGAAGCTTGCGAAGTGCCCGCTGTGTGGGCGTACCCCGGTGACAGATACCTACTGTGGGTGCGTTCGCTGCCCGTCGTGCAAGTTGACGGTTACCAAATACCAAGGGGCTCAGGAGATTGACGAGAACGCAAAATGGAATCGCCTAGCCCGCTTCGTTCGCAAGGGCCGCGAGATGCTGGCTGTTGAGCGGGAGCACCGCAAGTCAGATCATGAACAAAGTCTCGACGAGCTCAAGAAGGCTGTGCGAGGTGCCTGAGCGTGTTGAGGACGTTGAGGACGTTGAGGGTGCGGAGGGGGAGGAGGGGGTCGATGCGGAGGAGTACGTGTGGCTGGTCAATTGGATGGTGAGGTTGTACGCCCGACGGTTGCAAGTAAGCAGCGCGGACCTCGATGATTTGCGCGGGGATGCGCTGTTGGCTTTGGTGGGAGCAGCGAAGAGGTGGAAGCCGTCCGGAGGAGCGACGTTCAAGACGTATGCGGGCAAGCGAGTGCAGGGCGCAATACGCGACTGGACCCGCAGCCGGTTGGGGAGCAAGACCCGTGCGGGCTTCGACGTGCCCAAACTCATGGAGCTCTCACGCAACATGCCCACCGCTCTCCGACACGCGACCCCCTCTACTTCACTCCAGGATATGGTGTCGGAGGAGTCGGTCGACAGGATGCTCGGCATACTCGATACCGACACCGAGCGTAGGATCGTCTTGATGTACGTTTTTCAAGCGTTAAGTTTTCGCGAGATCGGGCGTATCCTGGGGATGTCGACTACGAAGGCATGGGGTCGGTGGAGGGGCGTACGACGAAAGCTCCACGCCCATTGCACTGCTAGCTTGAAGGGGGGTCGCAGATGAGTGCAGGCAAAACGCCATGGCAATGGACCCCTATAGGGGGGGTCCCACCTATTTATAATTTGTTAATTTATATAATAATAAAGAAAAAGTCTTATTCACTACGTGTATCTGCCCTCTGTGACAAGGGGGGACCCATAGGGGTCCACAGCCATGGCGTTTTGGCGTAGGAGGGGCGGATGAGGTATAAATACATGGTGAGGGACGTTGACGGGTTGAGCGATTGGGTGGTGGGAATCCGGTACGACGAGGATACAAAGGAGGTACTGGTCGGAGGTCCGATGAAGTGGGTTGCGAAGATAAAGGAGGTGCTCAAAACATGGGCCGACTCTGAGGAAGATGCAGAATGGAACAGCTCTGGTCGGACGTGGAAGATGCTGGGCAAGGTGATCGTGGTCAAGCGGGTTTTCTTGCGAGGGATTGAGACGTTGAGGAAGAGGTACTCAGTGGATGAGGTCAAACGATTCAGGAGGTTGATGAGGTGAGTTGGCAGTACCCAAAAGGGACGTTGATTTGGCATCTGCGAAGATTTGCACTGGCATGCGAGCAGTTGAAACGAAGTCTTTGGAATGCCCCACCGTTGTCTTGGCATTGGGTGCGGCGGTCATTGATGTGGTTGGGGAGGCATGCATGAGAGAAGCGGTGTTCATTGTGCGGTGTGATCGGTGCGGGCGGACGGTGCAGGTGCATGGAGGGATGGAGAGCGCAAAGAAGGGCGCGCTGGGTAAGGGTTGGAGGTTGGCAACGGCTCCGAACGGTGCGGGCAGCGAGGATGTGTGCGCCAGATGCCTTCGGAACAATGCGCATAGCATCATAGTTGGAGGAGACAAGGATGCTGCTGAGCAAGGCAAACCTGCGAGTGGTGCAGGTAGCGAGTAAGGACGGATTCGATAGGGGGCTGAATGGGGTACGCATTGAGAGGGACGGTGGGACTGTGGCCGGCAACGGCAAGGTTCTCATGGCAGTATCCCCATGCGATGAAGGACGAGTGCACTTCCCAACTGCGGCGGTGGATCTTCTCGAGGTCCCTACTGATGGCCTCGTGGTGCCTGTTGACAGTGTGGAACGGGCAATCCGACATCTCCCCAAGGATAAACGGACGCAGCTGCAACACGTAGCAGTGGCAAGGGTGAAGGACGCGCGGAGGGTGGGGTTCACGAGTGTGGATGCGAGGGGGGACCCTACTACGAATGCAACGCTGCCCAAGCATGAGGTGTACCCGGACTGGAAGGAAACGGTGCGAAAGATTGCGGGGGAGGGGGCGCCGGTACGTGTGTGCCTCAACCGGAAGGACTTGATACATCTCCTGCAAGCTCTAGAGGCAGCGTGCCCCGACAAGGGTGACTACAACCCAGTCTTCCTTGAAATCAATACGGAGGGGCGGGGGGTGTTGGCGCGGTGCCGGAACTGGACCACCGGACAACATGCGCTCGGAGCCATCACTGCATTCGATACCAAGGGGCAGTGGCTGGAGCGGATCAAATGGGAGCAGGGCGTGCTTGGTATGGTCAAGAAGCTGGCGCGTAAGCTCGTGAAGAAAATCAGGAGGGTGTAATGGCTGGGGACAAATCAATGGTGCACCTTTTCAATTATCAGTACGGCGGTCCGGAATGTGAGTCACGTCGTGAGTGCGGTGGATCTTTCGATTCGCGTGATAAGAGTACTCAGGTGGTTGGGCGTGTTACGTGCCCGGAGTGTTTGCATTGGATGTTGAAGAGGGCGGTAACACGCATGAATGAAGCGATGGCGGAGATGAAAATGCTTCAGGCAGTAACCGAGCAATGCCTCAAGCACGGTACGAAGTGGGTGGGGTGATGGCGAGGAAGATGACGGGAGAAGGAAGTCTACCGGTACCAACGAAAGGGGAGACGCGGGAACGGGGTACGGACTGGAAGCTCCTCGGCACCGGGAAGAGGCGTAGGTACGCGGTGAAGATTTTCATCAATGACAAGGAGGTCCGGGCGATGAAGGCTAGCAAGCCGGACTTGCGGATCTTGCTTGGGCTGCTTGTGGAAGCGGCCTACGATGTCAGTCACTGTATTCATTAGATGGAGGAGGAGAGTGCGATGCGTAAGATGTTGGGAGTGGTAGGGGTGTTGGTGCTGGCGATGTCGTGTGGAGCGTTCGCAAGGGAGAGCGGGCCGAGGACGATCAGTGTCGAGGAGGAAGCCAGACAGAAAATCAAGAAGGGGATCAAGGGTTGCGAGAAGCTGATTGCCCGCAACCAACGTTCCATAGCTGTACGGGCTAAGATGGGGGAGGATGCTCCGAACCAAAAGGCTGCAGTGGAAAGGGCGCAAGGGAGGATGGCGCAGTTGCTGTTGGCGCAGACGAAGCTCCTGACGGGCGACACTTCGACAGTGCTTACCATGAATGTGAAGCATTGCGAGGAGGAGCTGAAGAGAGCCGAGGCTGCGGTTGTTGTAGCCAAGAAGAATCTGAAGGCTGCAAAAGCAAAAGCAAAAACTGCTGAGGAGAAGAAGAGGAAGGAGAAGGGGAAGTGACGGATGAAGCGCTGAAAGCTTTGCTGGCGTCGTGCAAGAAATGGCTGAGCATTTGTGAGGGGGAGGGGAAGAACCTGGGTCAAAGGAGCTGCCCACTGTGTCGGTCGTTTCGGGAGGAGGCAGGCGGTCTGGTCGTTTGCTATGAGTGCCCGATCTACGTTGACACAAATCAAAGCGGATGCAGGGGAACACCGTACCAAGATGCCCGTGATGCCACGTATTGGAGCAGCTGCACGGACAAGGTCGTAGACGAGGCTGGCTTTCTCGTTGCTCTGGAAGAGTACTCGTACTTGTTGGGGTTGTTGCCTAACAGGGCTTGGAGGATGTTGTAATGAAGCAGGAAGAAACCGAACAGTTGAAGAAGCTGGTTGTCGATGGGTACGTGGGCAAGCATTGCTACGTGGAGGTCGATTGGGAGACGGGGGGAGAGGGCGAGGAGGGGGAGCGCAAGAACATCATAATCAAGGCCAGCGTGAAGCTGGTGGGCGGGACGCGAGTAGCGAGGAAGATCGTGGAGTTCCTGCCCGTTGCGGATGTCGCGGACATGCTTGGCAAGATGCTCAACGATGCATTGCAGGTCAGCTTTAAGGAAGAGCTGGAGGAGTTGGGGTGGGCGATGGATAAGATCAAAGAAGCAAAAAAGGAGGATGGGTAATGCAGCTGGAATTCAAGTTTGCGCTTGGGGACGTGTGCTACATGAAGGGTCTGGTGCCGCAGATGCGTAGACACTCGACACCAGCGTCCGACGAGTAAGGGGAGCAGGATGAAAATACTGACGATGGTAGTCCGGATGCCTGACAACGTGTGCGACGATGCCGAACGGTATTGGAAGTTTGAGATGGACATGGGGGTGGGGGTGGGTGCGTCGGAGGTGTTGAAGAAGGTGTGGACGTGCAGAGCGTTGAAGGATGAGGTGTGGACGAGCAAGGAGCTGAGTGATGTGTTGTACGATCACCGGTACTTTGCGGCGGAGATGGCTGCGGAGGCGGAGGGGCGGTTGGATTTGCGGCCTGACACACAGCCGGAGCTGGTCAGTTGTACGTGTGTGAGGGATAAGCCGTGAAACTGACATGGCGGGATTCAATAGCACTGGTGAGGATATTGGTCGGCAGAGACGAAGAGTTGGAGCTCTATGGGATAGTGACTGAGATGTGTACGTCGCAGATGAAAGGAGACATGCGGAAGTGCATCTGTTCTGAGATGTACCGAGCCCTACTTGGATTCCTTGCAGGGGACTGCGGGGATGGGACGACAGTTACGATAGAACTGGAGGTGTAGGCACATGCATAAACCCGAAACACCCCAAGAGCGAATGCAGACGGCGCTGGATGGGCTGGCTAAGAAGCATGAGCGATTGGGGAGCAGGCTGATGATCCGCAATAAGATCGAAGAGAAGAAGGGGACGGTGGACGCGGACATGGAGCAGGCGGCGAAGAACCAATTTCATAATCAGCAGAGGGAGCGGATGCTGCAGCGTCGGGCAACGGAGCGGAGGAATAGGGAGTAGTGAAACTGGAGCCGATGTTCAGTACAACGACGTGCCGCGTTAGGGTCTGCCGCACATACGACTACCACACAGCGTACGCCCGTATGTATTATAAAGGTGCGTTTGGTGCGGCGCACATGGTGACGCCTATGCGACTTGGAAATTGGTTTGTCGGTGGGATGTTGGCGATGTGGGATGCGATGGACCTGGCCGAACGTTTAGGCTGGGAGATTGTTGGGGTAGACAATTGTGGTAGTGGGGCTAATTGGAGTAGTAGATGATGGATGAAGCACTTGGGAATGGGGTGAGTAGGGTCAGCCTGAGGAGTGTGACGCCGGAGGATTCGGAGCGCTTGTTCAAGTGGCGATCCGATCCCAGGGTATTCAAGTTCATGAAGACGGCACGTGCACCGATACCGGAAGAACATACAATATGGATGTTGAATATTGTGCGGGATGAGCAGCGGTACATCGTGGAGGCGTTGTCGATTGGGCCGGTTGGATTCGTGTCGTGGAAGAAGGAGGGCAGCAGGGCTCGGCTTGGGATTTATATTGATCCGGAGCGATGGGGTGTGGGGTTCGGACGTGCGGCGATACGGTTGGCGAAGAAGGCGGCGCGTCAAGGTGGATGCCTGGAGATGATTGCAGAAGTGAATACAGACAACTACCGGGCGTTGGCTATGTACAAGCGATGCCGGTTCAGGGAAAAGTGGATTGAGATGAAGGCGGATCTGTTGTAAAGGAGATGAATGGGATGGTTGAAATTCATTGGACTTTGTTTGCCGTTGTACTGCTGCTGTCGTGGAAGACAGGATTTTTAATGCGAGGCATGGCGTGGATGGACAAGCCGTTTTTATGTTGTCTCGGAATTCACGATTGGGATGGTAATACGGGAGAGGAGTACCCACCACCGCGGTGTATGCATTGTGGAGTTCAACGGCGGAGCAAGGCAGGCAGATAGATGAGATGGGGGCGGATCTGTAGGGTAGGGGGACTGAGATGAGGAACCTGGTGAGGCGTAAGACATTGGCTGAGTTTGCGGGGTGGACGATAGACGGTAAGGTTTTCAATGTGCCGTGCTTCCGCAGCCCCGACCATCTGATTATCGCTCACGCGGCACTTGAGATCGATGTTCCCGCGTACGAGTCCGACCCCGCCGCTGCGTGTAGCCTACTGCCGAAGTTGATGCCGTTGCTTCCGTTCAAGGAGGTGGGTGAGATGATGCATGAAGTGGGGCGGGCGATGTATGCGAAGAATGAAGAGCTGGCATGTGGATTGATTTGGCTAGCTGTTGCGCGTGTGGGGGGTGGGTGATGGCTGAGTACACCGACCTAGGAGACGGAGCAATCATTCCAGCCAAGATGACGGTGGAGGACCTGGCTGAATGCATGAAGGCTACGGACATCAAGGATGCGGAGGAGTCAGGTGATCTGGTGCAGTGCAACAAGGCGGGGGTGTACCTGGAGCAGTGCAACAGATGCTTCCACGCGAAGCCACACCCCAGGGGGTACGCGTGTGGCCAAGAGTGCGGTGGGAGTGCTACGTGTGCTGGGGAGCAATGCCAGCCAATAACGTTGGACGAGATTACGAGCGATGAGCCAATCACGTTGAGCGTAAAGCTGGTGGATGGAGCGGCTCCGGATGCGAGGATGGAGGCGGCGTTGCGTAGGTTGTTGTTGCCGGTGGAGGAGTTGTTGGCGGAGAGGGTGGGTACAGAACCAAGTACCGAAACGGTATACAAATTGGAGATGGCTGCACGTGAGGCGCGAAGGATGTTGAGTACGCCGGAGGGAGTTGTGGATGATGGCGGTGCGTAAGAGGGGGAAGAGGGGTAAGGCCCGTAAGGAGGACCCGGAAGCGGTGCTGAGGCTGTGCATTTATTGTCAGAAGGTGTTGGACAAGAAGACGGCGTGGTGTGCATATCGTAACGGTGGGCCACAGTCGGCGTGTAAGAAGTGCTCGGTGGTGCTGCATCGGTTCTATAACTGGGAGGGCTTCGGGGTCTCCAAGGTGTGTGCGCTGATAGACACAATATCGGAGAGACTGAAGCAGATGCGATTCTTTGTACGGAACGCTGGGATGGTCCCTAGCAAGATGCTGGAGGGGTACATGAAGCAGTGCCGCGATGAACGTCGGATGGACATTGGCCGAATACGAAGGAAGGGCGAGTGATGAACACGAAGCAGTGGATAGACGAGTTCCGGCACCTGTCGGGCGTAGGGCTGATCGACTCCAACAACGCCCGCAAGGTCAACCTAGGAAAGACCCCGGAGGAGGTGTGGGAAGCGTGCGGAGGGAAGGTCCCCAAGTCGGTGCAGACGTTGGAGGAGGAGATGCGCGAGATGCGCGAGGTGTGTGCGGATGCGGCAAACAAGCTGAGCATGTTGGGGAAGGAGTTCAGCTCCTCCAATTTTACGGATAGGCATGGGGACGGGCCGGAGTGCATACGATTGGCTGAGCGGTTGCGCGTGTGGGGGGTGGGTGATGCTGTTGAGGAACTGGTATCGGGTGTGGAAGAGGGCGGGCGGAGATCTGGAAGGGGTGGAGCTATACGTGTGGAGCGGGCTGTGGGTGCTGATGGGGGTGCCCGTAGTGGCTGCGGAGATCGTGTGTACTCCGCTGGTGGCCTTGGGGTGGGTTGCACGCAGGGGGTGGAAGCGCAAAGGGGATGGGTGATGCTGCGGCGTGCGGTGGGGTGGCTGTGGCATGCGATGGGGTGGCCGTGGCGTGTGGTGGTGCGGCGTGTGTTGGTGTGGGTGTGGTTGGGGGTGGCGGTTGTTTTGATAGCTGTCGGTCGTGGGGTGGAGTGGTGTGGGCTAAGGATGGTTGGGGTTGGGTAGTAGATGAGGAGGATGCGTGATGCCTGAGGTAGACCTGAACGTCGAGAGTTGGGATGTGCCGGATGCGGTGACTGCCGAGCAGCTGTGTGAGTATGCGGGGAAGCTGGCTGAGAGAATACGGATGCGGCTGAAGGACGAGGGAGCGCCCCCAGCATTGTTGACGGCGGAGGCGGCGAGAGTGTTGGATGCAATGGTGATCGAGATGAGAGGATTACAGGTGGGGGTAGTGGTGCCGGTCAAGATCACACAGGCGCACGACGGGCACATGGTGGTACGGTATGCGGGGGAGCTGAAGGCTGGGAGGTTTCGGCTGGTGGAGGATGTGGGATGAAGGTATTGGTCATACGGCGTGGGGTGTGCGAGGTGTTGGATGTAGACCTGGAGGGATTGAGGAGTCCGGCACGGGATAAGGGTGGGGAGTACTGGCGTGGGTTCAACGATGGATGGGGTGGGGCTGTTGTGACGATAGAGGAGATGGTGGGAGATGGCGGTGCGCAAGATACGCAAGAAAACAAAGCAAACAAGACCTAAGACGGGACGAGTTCAGGTTGGGGATTGTGTCAAGCTGATGGCTGGGATGCCTGAAGCGTTTGTGGATGCAATCATTACTGATCCACCGTACGGACTCGGCTTCATGGGAAAGGCGTGGGACAGCCTACCCCCAGGAAAGGACGTGGCAGAGCAGATGCTGCGTGTGCTTGTGAGGTGGAGGGGGTGGATTGGTTTGGGTGTGATTTGAATAAGGAATATGCAAAGATAGCGAGGATCAGAGCTGCGTGGTGGAGACGTCGAAGGATCAGTGTCGAGCGTGAGAAAGGGAAAGAGTGATGGGTGGAGACAGGGTACATTACGTGCACCGGTGTCCGACGTGCGGGGGGTGGCACAAAAAGAATCGGGTGCCGATGGAGGTGTGGCCGTGGGTGAAGTGCTCGCAGTGCGGGAGGATGTGGAGGGTCAATGCGAGGTACGGAGTAGTGGCGAGGGCCGATTACGAAATGGTGAAGAGGAAGAAGCAGAGGATGCAGCATGCGAAGAGGGTGCTGAGAAAGGTGAGTGAGGCGAATCAGCATTGGCTGCCGGACCCGGATGAGGTGGTGGATGGGGCGGGTGACGATGAAGAAGTGACCGGTTCATAGGGTCGGATTCGGATGCTAAGCTGACGTGTTGCAGAGGGTGATGTGTGAGGGGGTGGACGTATCTCACGGCACACCCGATATATATTGATGTAGAGAGGCGGGAATGCGTTGGCACCTGGAAGAAAGCTTGGTTCGAAGAAGCGGTTGAAAAAGAAGACGCCGGTCGCATCCGATGCGACCAAGCCGCTGACCGTCCGAGCGAAGCGGAAGGTAGCGCGCAAGAAGAAGGCCAAGATCGCGGCTAAGGGAATCGGCAAGAGCAAGGTGTTCCCTATGGCAGAACCGTATCAATGGGTGAAGGGACCTGCCGGCAAGTTTATAGGTGCCGGTGGAGGCAACACAAAGAAACGGATCAGCGCTGCGTGGTCGCTCAGCAAGATACTCAAGCTACAGATCACCGAGCCAGCGAATCGTATCCCCCTGATCAAAGCTAAGGCCATTGCACTGGGTCTCGACCCAGCAAGGACCACCATCGGAGCCGTACTGGCTGCCAGCGTGGTGTGTGAGGTGGCTATGGGGGACGGCACGATCTTCAAGGAAGTAATGCAACGGCTGGAGGGTAAGGTCAAAGATGAGCTGAGCGTGTCGGGCCCACCGGCAGTGCAGTTCGTATTCAATAAGGCCAAGGCCCCACCCAAGGACGCACCGGATAAGGATGACGATGACTCAGGTTGTTGACGTCGGCCTGCTCCCTAAGCAGTACGAGTTTATGGCGAGCGAGTCTCGTGAGACGTTGTACTCCGGGGCGTTCGGTGCAGGGAAGACCAGAGCGCTGTGCTACAAGCTGGTCACACGTGCCCAGGTACCAGGAGCCGTAGAGCTCCTGTGCCGCAAGCATAACGTAACACTCAAACGCACGACCCTCCGTACCCTACTCAAATGGGACGGTGACATTCCGCCCGTCCTCCCTCCCGGAACCTACTCACATAACAAGAGCTTACAGGTAATCCAGATACACGGCGGCGGGGAGATCCTCTACTTCGGGATCGACGATCCTGACAAGGTAGGATCGACGCCAGCTACCGGTGTGGCTGTAGACGAGTGTGTGGAGCTGGACGAAGCTGATTGGGTAGCGTTGCGAGGTCGCATCCGCGTCAAGGTGTCGAACCTCCGTAACCAACTATATGGGGCCTGCAATCCTGGGCCCCCCACCCATTTCCTTGCCAGGCGCTTTGGACTGGTGGAGGGTGCGCCGACGTTGCTAGGCTGCAAGGCCATCAGCACGTGCACCCAAGATAATTTCTTCCTGGACAAGGAGTACGTCGCAGACCTACTCACCTTCCAGGGGGTGGCGCTCCAGCGATACGTGCAGGGGCTATGGGTAGCAGCAGAGGGGCTGGTATTCCCGGGCCTCCTCGATTGCTTCATCCCACATCAAGACCCACCGGACGGGTACAACGTCGGAGGGATCGACTTCGGATGGCGCAATCCGTTCTGTGCACTGGCCGGTACGATCTACCGCGCAGAGGGCGGACATCCGGTCCTATACATTTGGTGGGAGCAGTATGCAAGCGAGACGCCCATAGGGGTGCACGCTGAGACGATACTAGGGGAGTTTCCGGACGGGGACATCGTGTTCTACTGCGATCCGGAAGACCCTGAGGCTATACGTGATTTGAGGAAGTACGACATCGGAGCCAAGAAGGCTATCAACAAGATCCTCTTCGGCATCGATGCGGTCAACGGTATGCTCGCCAGGGGGCAGCTGTTTGTCAGCGAGCAGTGCGTCAAGACAAAGGAAGAGGCCGCAGTGTACTGCCACAACCCAGACGACGAAAAGGAAAAGCCAATAGACAAATTCAACCACGCCATGTCCGCACTGCGGTACATCTGTGCGGCCGTGAAGAAGCAGAAGCTCATGGACTTCGTGGAGGCGGCGTGAACACCCTGGTGAAATGGGAAGCTCTGCATGGTCGCATCTGCTTGCAGTACGTCACGTGCTATGGCGGTGGGAGCCGCAAGGGGTGGACGTTGTTTCTGGATGATGGCGTGCGCATACTGCTGCGGCCCTGGTACGTTGCTCTGTTGATGGTTCCTGGCGCGGTGTTCTCATGGGTATGCCCTCGGCTGTATTATCGATGGGTGCTTTGGCGGGTGATGGCACGCCACCGCAAGAATGGTTTGCGTTGAGCCGGTCGAGTAAGCAGGAGCTCGTGGATAGTTTGGAGAAGCCGTGAGCAGAAGCCGTAAGCACTCCACGTACTTTGCGCATTCATGCGCCGAGAGCGACAGCTGGTGGAAGAGCACAGCCAACCGCAGACTGCGGCGAGTAGTGCGCGAGGCAATGCGTACAACAGGGGAGACCACAGATACCCGCCTGCGCGAGGTAAGCGACGAGTACAACAGCGCCAAGGATGGCAGGAGCTACCGCACACCAGAAACGATCCTGCCCGGTTGGTTCGAGAAGGGCATGCGCAAGTGAGTCTCAAGGGGTACGGCGATGGTAGGAGCAACCCGCGGCGCGCTGAGGAAGGCGCACGGATCAAGCCATGCCGGTGCGGCGCGCACAACGCCAGCAACGCGAAGAGCAACACACACCACCACAGCACAGCTAGACGATTAGCCATCAGACAGGAGATGGTCCGATGCGCTAGGGGCGAGGCGGAAATGGTAATGGCAATGGCGAAGGAGGAGGGTGTAGCATGAGAGAACGACTGCTGGAGTTGATCAGAGCAGTGAAGGAAACGGCGCACGCCGCGGTCACGCCCAGGAGGGGGCTGCAGCTTGCGTTTAACGTAGCGGGGCAGCCGGACAGGATGCGCAGCGGCAAGCTGACGGTGGGCTTTTGGAATGGGCATGAGATGCAGCCGCTTGACTCCACGGTGACGTACAGCAACACAAGCCCGGCGACCATCACTGGTCTTGGTACTGGTGCACCTGCGCCTAAAATCGAGGTCCTCGAGAGCGGAGTACCCGGCGTGAAGACGATCACCAACAGGGGCGCCCGTCGCGTGGAGATCGCGCTGGTGGGTGGTGGTGGCATGGGTCCGAGCGTTGTCTCCATCGAAGCGGGGCACACGATGTACATCAACAAACCGGTGGGTGGGTAGTGAGCACGCTCATAACCCCCACACCAGGGCGCATACTCGTACTGTGTGACAAAGGCGAGGAGATAACTGATGGCGGTATCGTCATCCCTGAGGCGGTGCAGGAGAAGAAGGTCAACAAGGGCACAGTAGTGGCCGTGCCGCGCGTGCCTGACCTGCCGATGGAAGTGAAGACGACGATGGTACTGGATACGCTGGAGCCTGATCAAGTCAATCAGATCGTCCACGCCTTCAAGACTGACTTCAACGTTGACGACCGCGTGCTGTTCGATAAGTACGCCGGCCACGACCTGGAGGTTGATGGCGCTCACTACGTCATCCTCAAGGACGAAGAGGTGGTCGCATTGCTGGAGGAGGTCGATGATGCAACATCCTAAATGCTGTGAGTGTGTGTACCACCATGCATCTGGAATGTGTTGCATGGAGCGAGTGGCGCTGGAGCGCCTCGGAGGGATGCCTGCTTGCACAGAGTTCTTCAGACGGCAACAGGAGACGAAGGACGTAGACGCGGTATGCCCTGCTGAGGTCGCTAAGCTTTATCCCGAGACGGACATTTACCACACGTGCTCCCAGGCGTTCGCAGAAGCTGACTGTTGTAGTCACGACCTGACTGTCAATGGACTGTATGCGATACTCCGAGCATGGGAGACAATTCGTACTCTGTCGCTGACGCAGGAGCTGGTGATCATCGATGTCGATGCCTAGCAATACGAAGACGTGGGACCAGCTGCTGGCCGGCTTGCAGGGAATGCCGATTGGTATGGTGCTCTTCACCCTTGCGACCAGCGAGGGGGAGTCCGAGCTCCTGACGTTGGGCATGTTTAAGGGGAAGGCCAGGTTGAAGATCACCGAGCCCGGTGCGAAACGTTGGGTGGAGGTGCGGAGACCGGACGCACTGCGTCTGCGCGATGCACTCAACGCTTTACTGGCGGGTGAAGTGGTCGAAGATGTCGAGGCAGGGGGCAAAAAGTAATGGCCATCCAACTACTACCGACACACGACAACGTGCTGATTGTACGCGACCCGATGGCTGACAAGGTGGGCAGCATACACCTGCCGATGAATCGTAAGACGGTGGATGAGAAGCGCAGAGCCGATGCAGTCAAGGGGACTGTGGCGTTCACCGGACCGGAGGTTGAAGACCTGAAGCGCGGCGACCGCGTGGTATACCGTTGGTTTACTGGGCATGAGTACATAATCAACGGTGAGCGGTGCGTGTTTCTTCCCAGGGATCAGATCCTGGCGAGGATTGTGGCGTGAGCCAGGAGACGGTCACCCGCTGTGACGATTGCAAGAACATCATGCCGGTGGACGAGAGCGAGGTCAATATGCACATGAAGACGACCGCGTTGTACGGCCACGTGGAGCTGAGCTTGCGCATCCTGTTTGACAACGACACCACGGTCAACGACCTGTGTCCGTCGTGCAGGATCAAGGCAATGCAGGTGGCACATAGACAGATAGGCGAACGACTGGAGCAAATGGCGGAGGGAATGAGCGATGGCTAAGAAGACCGCGAAAGAAACCCCAGTGGTAGCCCCGGTGGTAGCCCAGGTGAACACCCCGGAGGAGCACATAGCTAAGCTGCGCGAGGGGCGTACCAAATACAACTCCGCGGTGCTGCCGTGTGACACGTGCAGGGAGCCGGTGGAGGTTACGTCGGTAACGTGTGGTAAGTGCCTGGCGAAGGATTCGAGCAAGGAGACGATCACCATACGCAAGGCGGCGCAGGCGCTGGATAATTTGATCGGCATCGGCGTTGGGGACTGTATCAATATACTGGTTGCGTACCTGAGGGGGGATTCGCAGCCGTTGGAGAATCTTAAGGTGGTCAGAACGTGCCCGTCCTGCGGACGCACGTACATGGCTGCAGAGACCGCGAGCAAGAAGGAGAAGTAGCATGGCTGCACCGAAGTACGCGAGGGACAAGGGAGCACCGAAGAGCCGCAGCAAGGAGGACCGGGAGTCGAAGCCCAAGGAGTCGAAGCCCAAGGACCCCGCCAAGGAAGAGACCGCAGTGCACGTGCCGGTGACCAACGGAACCCCCCCTGGCAAGTTCGAATGCAACACCTGCGGCTTCCTCCGCAACAACAGCGACAAGAGCGACAAGCGCGGCCTCTGCAAGGGCTGCTTCGATGCGGTCAGCGCAGTCAAGAAAGCTTTGGATAAGGAATAACACCCGCCGCAAGGGGCGGGGCGATCAGTCCTCCGCGCCTCGTCCCTTGCACCTCTAGGAGACACGATGGCTAAAGAACTACCACCTCCGAGAGGGTCCAAGCCCAAGCCACGGAGGCGGCGGAGTCTCCCCAAGGCGCGTACTGCGGAGGAGGCTGCAAGGGTAGCGGCGAGAGACGAGTACGACCGAAAGGTGGAAGCACGTGCGCACACCCAACCACATGAGCGATTCAAAGACGCTCCTGAGAAGGAGCCTGCCAAAATCGACGGACTGGAGCCTTGGTTGGACGTCGAGAACCCGGCAGTTTGGTCTGGGAACATCGGTGAGGATTGAATGCCTAACGCGATAAGAGAGCGGCGCAAGCGCGAGCTGATGAAGACGCTGCAGCAGTCCCGCGAATTCACTCAGGAGCAGAAGGCGTTTATGGCTGTTGAGTATCAGGGCGCTCCGACGTTTGCTGACCAATTCCGCACCCAGAAGTCGCCGACCAAGCAGATGCTCATCAACGAGTATCGTGGTGTGGCGTATGCGGCGGCGACACTGAACGCAGGGGCCGTAGCGAAGACACCCATGCGTTTATACGTGCAAACGCCTAAGGGAGCCCCTGAGCCGAAGTATTGGCGGTACCGTAAGCTGGACGCAAGGCGGGAGAAGTGGGTGCGGGGTCGGTACAAGGCGGCAGCGGGGGACGCAGAGATCAAGGAGGTCTTGGAGCACCCAATGCTCGACCTCATAGAGGGGCGCACGTCGTACTTCGGCCAGTACTCATTGCGCGAGCTGACAGACCTGTACCAGGAGCTGGCGGGCGAGGCGTACTGGCGTATAGAGCGAGGGGCGATGAACGTCCCCACCAAGATTTGGCTATTGCAGCCGCAACATATCACGGTAGTCCGCGACACTGAGACTAACATACCCATGGCATTCACGTACGGCAAGGACAAGGAGCGGGAGACGTACCCGGCAGAGGAGATCGTAGACTTCCGGTTCCCCAATCTAATTGATCCGTACGGCGCGGGATGGTCCCCTGCACGTGCAGCGTATGAGGCTATTAACATTATAAACAAGGACCATTCGTTCGTGGCATCGTCGATGGACAACAGAGCGAGACCGGACGCCATCATCAGCCCCAAGGACGAAGGCAGCTCCCTCACCACCTCGCAGGCCGCACGGCTGGAGGCGTGGCTGAAGCGCAAGTTCCGCCAGGGTGGGGAGGGCGGTGTAGTCGTTTGGGAAAGCGCCCTTGAGATGAAGCCGCTGTCATTCAAGGCGCGAGACATGGAAATGCTCGCACGCTTCGGCGTCACCAAGACCGAGGTGCTGAACGCATACGGTGTACCCCCTGCATTGATGGACAGCATGAAGTCACGTGCAGAGCTGAATGCAGCGCAGGCGCAGCACGGGCGGCAGGCAATATGGCCGCGGCTTGAGCGCCAGGACGAGCGGATCAACCAGAAGCTTACAACGATGTTTTCCGACCGGCTGTTTGTTGTCAGCGATGATCCGGTGCCGGAGGACGTCGAGCGCAAGATCAAGGTCCGCGAGAGCAATCTCAAGACCGGCCACACTACAATCAACGAAGAGCGGCTGGCGGATAACAAGAACGAGGTCGAGTGGGGCAGGGAGCCGTGGTTACCTACCAGCGTATCACAGCCCAGCAACAGGCCCGACCCCTCCCCGCCCATCGGACAGGTCAACGAGGACGGTAGCATCAGCGGACCCCCTAAGCCCGGCACCACACCACCCAAGGAGGACGAGGAGGACGAGGAGGGAACCGAGGACGAGAAACGCGCTGTGCTCATCTTCATCCGCCAGAATCCCGAGGGCGTTGACAACATGAAGATAGCTGAAGAGCTTTTGATAGCTGTGCCCAAGGTGGCCGGCATTGTGAAGTACTGGCAGAAGATGGGATTGATAAACTGATGCCGCTCTGCGCCGAGCACCGCACGCTGGTGCACTCCTGCAAGTCCCACACTCCTGTACTGCAGGACGAGCTGCCCGCATCCATGGACTACTGCGAGACGTGCGGCGAGGTGCATAAGAAGAGCCCGGCATCCCCGGGATGGACCCAGCCGGTTTCTGGTACGGATGTGTGGCAGGCAATCGACATGCTCAAGGTGTTCTTCAGGGAGCAGCACGCCTATACGCTCGCCTACTACGGGGTGACCTTCGGCAGCGAAGCGTTTACCCTGTCACAGAAGGGCATCAACATAGGTAAGGAGCCCATTAACATCGGTTCCTTCTCGAAGCGCGTCGGTCACGCACAGCGTATAGAACCTCTCCTGGAGATTGCGATGCTGAAGGGTGGGGAGCAGACGCTGATTCGCATCGGTGCGGGTGAGGTGAACTGGAGTCGCAGCAATGCGCAGTTGATCAAAGCTATTCATCTGCAGGCCATGCAGCTCTCAGCTACGACCTCAGCCACAACCTCGATGCAGATCAATGCGGCGGTTGTCAAGCTGAAGAAGGAGATGATCGCCGGAATCATTGGTAGGGGCGAGGGTCCCCGCGAGCTGACCAAGCGTATAGCCAAGATCTTCAACCATGGTGAACTTTGGAGAGCCAAGCAAATTGCTCGTACCGAATACAGTATGGCACTGCACGATGGGCAGGTCCTTGCCGGTGCCGCGTCGGAGGTGGTGAAGGGGTTCCGTCCACTGCTGTCACCCGACGCTTGCATCCTTTGCCTGAACATGGCCAGCGCGTACCCATTCGTCAAGATGAAGTCGGCGCTGAGAGGCATCGGCAAATACAACAAACCCAACGCCAGGAGGGGAGGTCGTAACCTTCCCACGTACCACCCCAACTGTGAATGCACCATGGTAGAGGTGCTCGTTGGTGAGCGGAAGCCATCAACGCCGTCCATCATTGGCTAGGAGATTGCGATGGGATCAAGATCAACGCGAGTGGAGTATGACGAAGGATTCGACAAGGTGCTTAGCGGTGGTGTACCCGTTGATGCCGACGTGGTGCGGGCCATCTGCGCCATGCATCCGGGAGACGAGCTGACCGTAGTGATGCACGCCAAGGCAAACTGGCAGGTACGTGGGGAGGTACGCAGCGCTCCAGCCAAGAAGGTCCGCGGGGAGGGAGTGCATAACATCAAAAAGCTCACCTGCGTCTGGCCTCCGCAGTTTGCAACAGCCCCCATGCCCGACGCCCTGAAGGACTCGGGCACAGTGATGTCGGCAATGGTGCGGCTGTCGAAGGACGACCCCACAGACCCCGCCAAGAATGCAAAGAGCGATCAGCCGGAGGCGAAACCATACGGGACGAGGAAGGCCAAGAAGAGGCCCGGGAAAGCAAAGGAGTAGGCGATGCCTGCAAGCGTTGACAAAATCAGGAAGATGTATGGGGACGCAGAAGGGCCGCTGGGCTTTCCCATGCACTCGAAGGTGGCGACCGACATTGAAGCGATTCTGAAGAACCTGGACGAAGACTGCCGGTCGTTGGTCGAGCTGCGCGGCGAGAACGGGATCATCCGTGTGAGGGCTACCCCTGAGAAGTTTGAATTGGTGGAAGGGGAAAGAGCGGACATTTCGTTGATCACCACCGACTCCGTTGACCGCGACAAGGAAGTGGTGCTGCCTCAGGGCGCCGATTGGGCCAGCTTCCAGAAGGGGGGCGGTCCGGTTACGTTCGCACACAAGTACAACGAGCTTCCGGTGGGGAGAGCTGCATGGGTGAAGCGCGTGAAGACGCCTATGAACGGATGGCTGGCCAAGACCATTTACAAGGGCGTGCCCGACGACTGGGTCGGCAGTTGGTTCCCCGATGCAGTCTACGCATTTGTCAAGGATGGGATGAAGGGCAAGAGCATCGGCTTCATTCCTACGAAGATGGGACGCCCGACGGAGGCCGACGTACGTGCCGATCCGAGGTTCGCGGAGGTTGGTTACATCATCCGCAACTGGGTGGGGCTCGAGTACGCGGTTGCTCCTATCCAATCCAACCCCGATGCCGTCACTGTGCAGGTGGGGAAGATGCGAGCGAAGGGGTTGAGCGTACCGCAAATCATCCTGGACGAAATGGGGTTAGTAATACCGGAAGGACCAGCCATGAAGATACCCGAAGATGTTCCGCCCGTCGTACCCGCCACACCCCCGGCACTTGTGGCGCCTGTTGAGCCCGCCGAACCCGCCGAACCCGTCGCGCCGGATGTGCCGGTAGAACTTGTTGCACCTGTCGCCCCGGTAGCCCCTGTCTCAGATCCGGCTGTAGAGCCCGAAAACACCGACGAACCGACGGATGTGGATACGGGCGACCCTGAAGAGGGGAAGGCTACCAAGTACGCCTGCTCCTGTATCAAATGCAACCACAAGATGAGCAGCAAGAAGCACTGCAAGGACATCAAGTGCCCGAAGTGCGGGGGCGAGATGCGCAGAGTGGATCGTCCTGGCCCTGGCACGCGCAGGGTGATCGCGGAAGAAGATTCGTTGAGTTACCGACTGCCGGAACAGATCAACGACGAAATGAAAAAGGCGGCCATGTCGGCCGTCGATACCGTAGCGAACGACCTGCCCAGCATTGCGCGGGAGCAGGTGGAAAAGATGCAGGGAAGAGTCTAGTGGGGATGGCTCAAGGCATGCAGACGTGGAGCGCTTTGAGAGAGCGCAGCGGACGCAGCCCGGAGAGTCAACCGCAACACCGCCTGCCGGACTGTAACAGGAAAGGAGAATGTTAGGATGAAGACCTACAGAGTCCTCAAAGCCTTCCAGAACTACGCCATCAACGCGGTGATTGAACTGGAAGACGACGAGGCTAAGGGTCTCCTGATGGGTGGGGTGGTCGCAGAGGTCGTCGAAGACACCGCCACTGCCGAATTCCGAAAGGGGATCGAGGAGCAGTTGCGCAAGGTGGCGGCGGAAGCAGCGTCGGCCGGTGCAGCTGAAGCCCTCTCCAAGGCTTCGGCCTCGGTGAAGGGTGTCAAGATCACGGTCGGCCAGAGCGAAGGCGAGAAGCTGATGTCGACCGGTGGCTTCAAAAACTTCGGGCACTTCGCATACGAAGTTTACAAGGCTGGCAAGAACGGCCAGAGCGCCGGACACATTCTGACGCGCTACAGCGACATGCTCACCACCAAGGCTGCCTCGGGAATGAACGAGCTGGTCGACAGTGAGGGAGGCTACCTGATTCCCACTGAGCAGAGTACCGAGCTGCTGAATATCGCGCTCGAGGCCAGCATCGTTCGTCCGCGGGCTCGCGTCATTCCCATGTCCAGCTCGCACATTGAGATCCCTGCAATGAAGGACGAGGATCGAAGCTCCACACTGTTCGGTGGAGTGCAGGTGTTCCGCACCGGTGAGGGCGGCCAGGTTACCGGAAGCCAGCCGGCGTTCCGCAAGATCGGTCTGAAGCTCACCAAGCTGACCGGGCTTTGCTACGTCACCGACGAGATGCTGCAGGACAGTCCGATCAGCGTCGAAGCGCTCGTGATGAATCTCTTCCCCCAGGCGATCGCCTACAAGGAAGACGAGGAGTTCCTGACTGCAAACGGTGCAGGCAAGCCGTTGGGCATCCAGAACGCGGCGAACAACAGCAAGATTGCCGTGCCCAAGGAAGCCGCACAGGTCAAGGAAACCATCAACAGCCAGAACATCCTCAAGATGTACTCCCGCGCATGGGGCAAGAATAACGCTGTGTGGGTTGCCAATCACAATACCTTCCCGCAGCTCGCGACCATGGTGCTGAGCGTTGGCACCGGTGGCGTTCCCCTGTGGCTCCCGGGCAACAACACGGGGCTGGCTGGCGCGCCGAACGGCACGCTGCTCGGTCGTCCGTTGCTGCTCACCGAACAGGTTCCGACCCTCGGTACAGAGGGTGACGTTGGCCTCTACGATTTCTCGCAGTACCTGATTGGCGAGCGGTCCGGCGAGGGTCTCCAGAGCGCGACGAGCATCCACCTGAGATTCGACTATGGCGAGGTCGCCTTCCGCTTCACCCTGCGGAACGACGGTCAGCCGTGGTGGCGTGCACCGCTCACCCCCAAGAATGGTGACACCCTGTCGCCGTTCGTCACCCTTGCTACTCGCGCCTAAGTTGGGCGCCTAGAAAGAGAAGGAGGAAAGTAATGAGTAGCATGAAGTTTGTACAAGCTCACCGAGTGCTGAACGTTCTCCCGCCCGACGCCGATAGGTTCGGCGCCGATGGTGTGACGTTTGGATCGTCAGGCCCCAGAGGCGCGGTTGGTGGGGCAAGCCCGGTTACCGGCATCGTGGATGTCCGTAACTACAGGCACGTCACCTTCCTGGTTGTGTACGGCGCTACCTCCGCGGCCGACCACACCATTACCTTGGAAGGCTGCGATGCCCTCTACAGTCCGACCATCCACACGGAGCTGGCCTTCGAGTATCACCCGGCCGGCGACACGGTCACAGGCGGGCTCCAGGCCGTTGAGCGTCTCGGCACCAGGGCGACGGCAACCACCTCCGGTATCCTCACCATCACCGGGGACAGCAACCGGATCATCCCCATCGAAGTCGATGTGGCTGAAGCGGAAGCGGCATACATCAAGACCAACCCGACCGGAACGCTCGCCGGGTTGCGCCTGCGGGTCACTGAGACCACGGACGATCCTACCGATGGCTGTGTGCTCGCCATCCTCAGCGAACCCAGGTTCATGGCCGATGGCGACGACATGCCTCAGGGCTTGGCGAACGCTACCTAAGGACAATGGATGATTGAGAAGGGGAGCCCCGCACATCTACTAAGCCTAACGGCAATGGCAGGGCTCCCCCCTCACTCAGGAAAGGACAGACATGGGAGCAGCTAAGGCATCACGCTCTTCGCTTGTGTCTGAGAACATCGCCAGTCAGTTGGTCATTTCTGACATGGGGGTGTCAACAGGCAAGCGGTTCTATGTCGATTCGGGTTCCGGCTCGGGATCTGACGGCGGGGGGACTGGACGCAACCCAGATTCCCCGAAGTTGACACTGGTGGAGCCGTTCACCGATGCCATCGTGACGGCCAACAACGGGGACCGGATCTTCTGCATGCCAGGACACGCCGAGAACCTCGCCCTGGATAGCACCGTGGACATGGACATTGCAGGGGTCAGGATAGTCGGGGTCGGTGAAGGAGCCGCACGTCCGACCTTTACGTGTACCGCAATTGCGGGGGACTTCAAACTCGCAGCGGCAAGCTCGGTGATCGAAAACCTGTTGTTCCTGAATGACGTGAACAACAGCACCGGGCTTCTGGAAGTAAGCGCAGCCGATTGCAAGATCCTCGACTGCGAGATTCGTGAGGCTGACGCCGCGAAGTTTGCGGACATGCTCGTACTCACGACCGCGGCAGCGGATCGCCTGGAGATTGGTCGATGCGCAATGATCTCCAATCCCGGTGACGGAGCAGTCAGCGCAGTCAGTGCGATAGGCGCGGACGGCCTGTCTGTTCATGGCTGCTGGATCTACGGCAACTTCAGCGAGGCAAACATTCACTTCGTTACCACGCTGTCGGCGCTTGTCAAGGTCCGTGACTGCACTCTGTGGAATGTTGACGATACCGTCGGCGCGGATAACGTCCAGGTGATCAAGGATTCGGTCACAGGTAGTACTGGCGTTATCGGCCCGGACATTTTCTGCTTCCTCGGAGTGGACGCTGCAAATATCACGGGCGCAATTTCTGGTGCAACGTTTACCGTGGATCAGCGTGGGGTCATCGTTGCAAACGCCGTGGCTGAGATGGGGATCGAAACTAACATCCTCGCCTCTACTGACTAGCAGGAAGGAGCTTAAAGATGTCGGCAAACAGAGACGGCAAAAACCTGCTATCGAGTCAGTGGCTCAACGGAAGTTTGGTCATTGCAGATGCAGGGATTTCCACAGGCAAGAAGTTCTACGTGGACTCCGGGGCGACCTACGGCTTGGACGCCGATGGGTACGGTGTCAATCCCGATGGTCCAATGGTTACTCTGAACAAGCCTTTCACCGACAAGCTGGTGGTCGCAAACAACGGGGATATCATCTATGCCATGCCGGGGCACGCTGAGAACTTGCCAGCGGACTCGGCCGTGGACATGGATATCGCCGGAGTCAAGATCATTGGTCTGGGTGACGGGGCAGCTCGTCCCACCTTCACCTGCACGGCTACCACGGGTGACTTCAAGCTGGCTGCGGC